CCCATGACACTGGCATCAACTCTGATGCGGAGTTTAGTTTCATAGTGCAACTACCTAGTGGCATCATACCATTCACTAATGTAAAATCTTTAGATGCTAACTCATGTATATACCTCATCATGTCAGTTTCACTATGGTATTTGTTAAATACTTCCTGCGTCAACCACTCTTTCTTACGATAGGGTATTGATAACCATTTGTAATCTCCTACTGCATCTAAAACATGTGTTATAGTGTCCGCTTTATTAGGAAAATCAACTTGTGTATCAATAATTTGATGTATTTCATCTAATGTGGTACACTCATCTAAGGATAAGGTATACCAACCATCATCATATTTGACATTAAAACCTTCTAAAGCAAACGAGCTTTTAAATCTTACAGTATCAAATCCTTCTGATTCATCTGTTTCTATTCCACACCATTTCAATGCTAGTAATAACGTTTGTCTATATTTTAATACTCTGGTTGCTATTCTTTTCAGACCTTCCGCACCGTGATAAGCAGCGTAAAAACCTGCCATATTTGCGAGGAGTGCTTGAGCAGTGCATATATTGGATGTTGCTTTGTCTCGTCTTATGTGTTGTTCCCTTGTTTGTAATGCTAACCGTAGTGCTTTATTACCTTGACTATCTACCGACTGCCCTACAATACGGCCAGGAACTTTCCGCTTATGTTTCTCAGTGGTTGCAAAAAATGCTGCATGAGGTCCGCCAAATCCCATAGGGACACCAAACCTTTGCATACTACCAACTGCTATATCAAATCCCATCTCTCCTACAGGTTTCATTAACACCTGTGCCAATGGGTCTACAATAGCAATCTTCATTACATTGAAGACTTCACAACATTTTAATATACCATCGGGATATCTCAGTTTACCTTCATTATTAGGCATCTGAATTATAATTGCGAATGCTTCTTGATAGTCAGGTAAATCCATAGACCTATCAAAGTCCATCAGTAGTATTTTTATCCCTAATGGTTTCGCTCTCGTGCGTAATACCTTTAAAGTCTGCGGAAATATCTTACTGTCAACCAAAAGAGTATTTTTTTTCGACGCATTGTATGCTAATATCATTGCCTCTGCTGCTGCAGTCGCTTCATCTAACAATGATGCATTAGTTATAGGTAACCCTGTCAATTCTGTGACTAGAGTTTGGTAATTAAACAGTGCTTCTAATCTTCCTTGAGATATTTCTGCCTGATATGGAGTATAAGATGTGTAATAAGCTGGATTCTCGAGAACGTTTCGCTGTATAACTGGCGGTGTGATTGTTCCATAGTAACCTTGACCTATTAAACTACGTTTAATTACATTTTTTTGTGCTATTCCTTTTAACTCACAGAGTGCTTGTGCCTCACTGCAAGATTCTGGTAAGTTATTGTCACCACGAAGTAATATTGAATCGGGGACAACCTCTCTTACTAACTCATCTAATGATGTAAGACCCAAATCTTCTAACATCTGAGTCTGTTGCTCCTTTGAAGGACCTACGTGTCTTCTGATAAAATCCATATACTATATTATAACATAAAAAAAGACACCCCGCAGGGTGTCTTGAAAAGAATATAAGCATCTCGCTTACATTAGGTTTGTTACCTTTACTCTTCTGTAGTAACGGTTTGCGTTAGATGTAAGAGCACCTTGACCTTGTGTAAGACCCTCAGCGAATGGGTTTGCAACCATTCCGTAACGAGTCTTAAAGCCAATTTTTGGTTGGAATGTATCCTGACCAACGGCTCTGACCATCTGTAGAGGCACGTAAGGACAATAGAATAGTCCTGCGTCGTATGCGCTACTACCTTTATATCCTGCAACATAGAAGTGAGCGTCACTTACGTTTGCTGAATATGGGTCAACATAAACCTTGATTCTTCCGTTAAGAGTACCAGCAAGTGTGCTGCTATTGTCATCAGGAAGTAGGTTGCTGTTGCCTGCAAGAGCTGGAGTGTAATCAAGCACACCCGCCATAGATAGAGCACTAGCTACGTCTGCAGAGCAGATTAGTATGTTACCCTTTCCTCTACGAGTTTCATGCCCGATAGCATTCATATCTCTTTCAATCTGGAATAATAGTCCCTTGAATTTCTCAACTGACCATCTACCATTTGAGTCAACGTCTAGGTCGAATGTACCAGCAGTTGCTGTGTTATTCTGTGCACCTGGGCGAGCGATTTTGTAGACTGTTCTTACAACTTCACGGTTGATTTCAGCAAGCACTTCTGTTGAAAGAATGTTTGCTAATTCAGACTCAGCGTCTAGTCCGTGAACTGCCTTCAAGTCTTGAGCAAGCTCTAAACTGTACTCTGCCTTTAGGGCTCTTGACTTAGCAGTAACTGTTACTTTCTCGATTGAGAAACCCATTTCGTTGAAATGGTTTGAGCTACCGTCGCCAAGTGCTTCAGACTGAGCAGTTGTCATACCCTGTCCACCGATGGTGTAGTTTCCTGCACCGTCTGCAAGTAAACCTGGGTTAGAACCTGTCTGGTCGTTAGAAGCAAGACCGTCTGCACTATTCTCTGAAGAATGCTCTGTGTCTACTTCGTTAAAGAATGTCTCAACAGCACTGTTGTTGATGTCTCTGTTTGTGCCTTTTGTAGAGCGCATTGCAAAGATAAGTCCTGTAGGACCTGTCATTGGTTGCACACCGCAAATGTCGTAAGCAATAAGCTTAGGCATACTACGACGGATTAAGCTGATTAATACTGGGTCGAAACCTGCAACTGGACCTGTAGCTGTGCTACCACCAGAGAAACCAGTACCACCAAGAGAGTTGGTTGGTGCTGCTTCAGTTACTAATCCTCTTTCTTCTTTTAGGAATCTTTCTTGATTCTCAAGGAGTACTGAGGTTACCGATTTTCTATACTTATCAGAAATCTCTTCGATTTCAGAGTGATTTAGAATAGGAGCCCACTTTTCCTGTAGATGTTCTGCGTTAAACATTTTAGATTTGTGGTTTGTTTACTTTCCCCAACGACTGATTGCCTGCACGTATGCTGACATTGAATCAGTTGATGGTGTTTCTGCTACTTCCTTAGACTCAGTTACTACTTCAGCAGTACCTTTTGTCTCAGGTTTTGTAGAAAAATAAGATTCACGTAAGGTAGAAACTTTCTCACGGAAAGATTCTTCATTCTCAAACTCAACAGCTTCCGCTAGAGAAATAAGCTTCTCTTTCTGAGAGAGACTTAAGCCCTCTGCGATTTCTGTCACAATCCCATTCTTAATATAGTTGCCGACTGTCTTAGACAATCCGACGTTTTCTTCAATCGACTCGTTGAGTTTTTCTTCCATACTATTGAGTTGTCCTTGTAATTCATCAACAAGGTCAACTTTCTCGTCGGGAAGTTCTATGAAATTCTCAACGAAAACTTGTTTGATTCCATCCAATACGGATGTTGCCATCTCTTGCTTGATTCCTGCTTCAACAGCGAGATTGTTTTTCTCCATCCACTGTGATACAGAATAAGTAAGATACTCATCGACCTTTTCTGCAAGGTCTTTCTTGACTGAATCAATTTCTTCTTCGAGGACTTTAGCGTATTCCTCGTGCATACGGTCTAGCTCTTCGTTTAAACGAGAGACTACAGCAGCTTCAAAGATTGTTTTTGCTTTATCTTTGAATTCCTCACTGAGGTTTTCACCTTCGGTAAGTGCAGCAACGTCAGCAGAAAGGTCAACTTCAATAATTGCTCTCTCTTCTGATTCGTCTTCAGCAATAACCTCACCCTCTGGCTCGTGTCCTGCTTTTACATCACCTTTATCTGACCATGTTGCTGTCGCAGATGATGCGTCAGATGGTTTAGTTGTAGGTGCAGCAGCATTACCACCCGCAACAGTTTTCATTTTGTTACTGTCGTCGTCTGGTTTGCTGTTGAATGGAGTAGGACCGCCTAGGTCTTGGATGCCCGCAAGACTACTACCGTCAGCACCCAGCTTGGGCATCGGTTCGCCTGGCTTGGCATTTGCGGTTACACTCGATTCATCTAGAGTTTTGTTCTCTGTTGACATTGTAGTCTCCGAAATCTAAAATTGTAAGCTATTTGCTATATTTATTTATACTTAGAAAGATTTTAGTAGCCGTTGAAACGCGGAAAGTTTGATTTCTTCCATCTGGTTTTGCGCAGCATTCTTAATTCTTCCTCTAATCTGGTCTATTGTTTGCTCGTGTATAGCACCACCCGCATAGACCCATTCTCTACCTTCCATGATTCCATTCACAAAAGCGTCTGGAGCTGAAGGGTCTGCTACTATATCAGCAGCAGTTGCAAGCATGAAGTCGTCAGCAACGATTTTTAAACCGTTTTCTTCCTTGATTGACCCCAATCCTCTTGAAGATACACCAAGTTTTACTCCTTCATCTAAAAGATTCTTAGCAATATTACCCATAGGTGTGTCTAAGATTCTTGCTTTTCCTACAAAGTTGTTTCCTTCTTGTTTAAGAGAAGTAATCAAATGTGAAACACGGTCAAGATTGATAGTAGGACCATCAGGATGACCTAACTCACCAAGTGAGCGTCCCGCCTTAATGTAAGACTCATTGTATTTATCAACCTCTCTTGCAAGAGTATTGACAGGATACATACGTCCGTTACGATTTTTAATTGCTCCCTGTAAAAATACACCTTCGATAAAATGGTTTTTCTTACCATTCTTACCTTCTGTGATAACTACTTTACAAGTTTCAATCTCTTCCCGAATCAGTTTCATCTGGGGTTTCCTCTGGTGTTTGTGCAACAGGTGCTTCAGCATCTTCTGGTTGCTCTGTATTTTCAGGACCTTCTTCCTGAGGAGCAAACATAGTTTTACCGACTTCCTGCTTTTTATCGTCCACAGCTGTAACAGCAGCAGCGTTCATACCAGTTGCAACGTAATCCGATAGGTCTTTCTGACCCGCGAATAGCGCATTAACTATATCTTGAGCGGCTTGTGTTGGCATAATGTTAGTTTATCGTAATAATTATTTATATATCTCCCTTTTTGTAGTCCGCAGGCTTGATACCTTGCTCCGCAGGGTCAGGTGGTTCTGGCTCTAAAGACATTGCCATCTGCTCATGCTCCATGCTAGGCATAGCGAGTGGGTCGATTGCTTTTCCTTCCTTAATTTCAGCTTCCATTTGCTTATCTAAGTCTTGGAAGAGTTGCTCTGGTTGCTTCAACACTTGCTTACGCAAATATTCAAGGGAGAAGTAGCGACCAACAAAGGGATCCATCTGCTGCAGTAATGCCATACGAGCATTCTGTATTTCTTGCTCTTTTAATTCAGAGAAGTAATTATCAGCGATGAAATCATACTGTATATGCTCCTTCATCTCATCCCATTCTTCAAGAGTAAAGATACCCTTTAAAATGACTTGAGTTTTTAGGAGGTCACTGAATAAATCAGAGAATCTTTTGCGCAATCTGACTACAAATTTCTGGAATTTTACTTCGTCTCTTGTAATCTCAGCACTTCTTCCAACATTAAATGCGGAATCAGATTCTAAACGTGACTCGGGTACGTTGAGTGAGCGGTAGAGTTTCTTCTGGAAGTACTTGACGTCCTCAAGTTCTCCAAGATTTTGTCCACCTGGGAGCGTAGAGATTTCAGTGCCTCGTCCCCCTTCTCTTCGTGGTAACCAGAAGTCTTCGAGCATTGACATGAATTTCTTGTCATCTCTTATCTCTCCTGTGTCTGCATTGTATACTAATTTATTTCTATAGCGAGCCATGACCTCACGGAGGTATTGCTCTGCTTTTTGTTTAGGTAAATTACCTACGTCAATATAGAAAATCCGACGCTCAGGTGCGCGGGACATTCTATATATCACCAAACTATCCTCAATCATACGTAGTTGATTGAGTGCTTTGATAGCTTTGTGTAGATGTGACAACACATAATTGCGTTGCATGTCCATTTGTCCTGAGTGACAGAAACAAATAGCATCTTTGGCAATCTTTATACCTTGATTCTCATACCCTTTTAATCCTTTAGGACTGTATATAAAATACTCAACTGCCTTAGGTATAAGCGCATTAACCTGTGGGTCTACAGGTGATATACGGTCTTTTGGTTTATCGTATTCGATTACTTTTTTAATCTTACGAGGGTCAATATACCTTAACTCAGTAATACCTTTCTTAGGATCATCTGGGTCTATCATCTTATGATAAAAAAGACGACCATCGATATACCATCTACGGAAAATATCGTATGCTCGTCTGTCAAAATCTAGTAAAGATAATATGTTTTCAAACTCTTCACGAATTCTATTCTTTACACTCTGAGAAACTTGTAGATTTGATAACTCAATATCTACTGGGTGGTCATCAAGGTCACCCGCGATTGCTTCGTTAGTAATATCAGCGATTGCTGCGTCAGCTTCTGGGTGGATAGACATCTCACGATATCTACCTATGAGCTCTACCTCATTTGATTTATTTGCGGAGTCACCTAGGTCAACGTACTGACCAAAATAACCACCCGCTACTATGGGTTGCGCTGCATCATCACTATCTTTATGCACAAAAGAAGGACCCTTCTGGGATTCCTTCTTCTTGCGCTCAAGTGAATAACCAAATAACTGCGTCATTCCTTTTTTCCGCTACTATTATATTTGTATTTATTATACCACAGATTAGGTAAAAAATCTATTATTTTTTATCCTTACCATGTCCTAAGTTTACATCTCCTGCATAAGTCCAGTATTGTACTTGGAATTCAACGGTATACTCCTCAGGAGTATCGTTGCTATCCCATGCTAAATCAATAGCAGATACGTTACTAGGCCATATCTGAGCAAACTTGTAAGACCTTACAGGATTACCTTGACGGTCAAACTGTCTGACAAGAGCGTCAGCGCAGTAACCAGATGGGTTTGATGTATTCTGTAAGTTTTGCTGTAGTGCTTGGATGTTTGTTGACCATGCTTCAAACTTAGAGCGAAGTGCAAATCCTGCATCATTAAGGACTGTAACTGTCCATGGCTCGAATGTGCGGTCTCCTGCAATTTTTAAAACACGACCTCTGTAAGGCACGTCAATTACACCGACTGTTGAGGCAGGAATGTTTGCTGCCTTTGCAAGCACAGTTGTAATTCCAGCTGTGACTGCATTTGATTGTCCCTTTGTGTCTCCACTTCCCGCTAGTGCTTGCTCCACATCTGCGACTGAGCCAGGCTCACCACCGATGAATGGATTTTCAGATGCTATCTCTGGGAAACCCATTTCAATATGAAACAGGTTAGGACGTGCCAAGTCACCGATTCTATTTCTGAAATCGGTGATTGGTAAACTAGAAAATTGTTTAGATTCTTGCATTGGTTTTTCCTTTAGTTAACGATTTCAGAGAAACTAGAACCAGTCCTAGTTGCGGTGAAGGTTAGAGTGATAAAGTTGATTGACCTTGTAGGTTTAACGAAGATTTCAGCGAAAAATTCACCTCTATCTATAGCCTCAGGTGGGTTGTTTGAGTCATCGCAGACAACTAAGAAGTCCACAACACCGCGTCTTGACTGGACGGAGCGGAGGAATGGCTCGACTATGTTTTTGAATTGTGCACGAGTAAACTCATCATTCAATTCAAATAGTTGATTCTTAGCAGCATCAGAGATTGCTTCCTCAATCACAAGGAATAAACGTCTGACGTTGATTCTATCAAAGGCAGATGTGTATCC